GCATTCGTAGACAGAATTAAAAACGAGATACATCAAAGACGTATTCCAAGTATTCATGGTGGACAATCTGTAGTTGATGCTACATACAATCCATTATCAATGAATGAAGATTACTTCTTCCCAGTCACAGCAGAAGGTAGAGGATCATCTATTGAAGTTCTCCCAGGTGGACAGAACTTAGGTGAGATTGACGATCTTAAGTACTTTAATAACAGACTAGCAAGAGGACTACGTGTACCTAGTTCATACTTACCCACAGGTCCTGATGACAATACAACACCTCTGAATGACGGACGTGTCGGCACAGCAATGATACAAGAGTTTAGATTCAATCAGTACTGTGAAAGACTACAGAACTATGTAGTTAAAAAACTAGACGAAGAATTCAAACTATTCTTGCGTTGGAGAGGCTTTAACATCGATACACAAATGTTCGATTTAACATTCAATCCTCCTCAAAACTTTGCCGCATATCGTCAGAGTGAACTAGACACAGCAAGAGTTACTACATTTAGCGGAATGGAACAGTTCCCATATATCTCTAAACGTTTTGCATTAGAAAGATTCTTAGGCTTAACTGAAGAAGAAATCAACAAGAATGAGAAACTTTGGGGAGAAGAAAACACTGAAGCACAAGATATTGATCCAGAAGGTTCTGATCTTAGAAACATCGGAGTATCAACAGGAGACTTTGATGCTGATATAGAAACTGGTGAAGAAATTGATGCAGAATCAGAATTAGATGACTTTGGCGACTTAGATGTCGCAGGCCCAGTAGGCGGACAAGCATCAACAGCCGCAGGCTCAGTTGATGGAGCCGGAGAAGTTGGTCCAGTCTCATAAATGAAACTAAAACATATCATTACTGCTGGTTGTAGTTTTTCAGACAAATATACCCCGTATACTTGGCCACATGTATTAGAATCACATACTAACTCTATAGACTCTAACGTTACGTTTGATCATAGGGGCATGGGTCATCAAGGTCAAGAACTCATTCAAAAGAAAGTTACTAATGCTATCATGGATGCACTAGACGAAGGTATTGATCCTTCAGAAATAGCAGTATCAGTGATGTGGAGTGGTAATGATCGCAAAACTTGGTACATTACTAACCAAGACTATATCGGTGATATCAAAAAGCATTGGGGTACTGAAGGTGGCGACAGTTGGCATGTACAATTCTGCGATCTTAAGAACAGTAAAGAAGGCGTGGAAGTATTAGAATTCAATAACAAGCATGGTCATTACCATGTACAGTATAATCCAGACGGTGGATGGTATCATTCTGCATGGAATCATAGAGAACCCAAGTTTATTAATGATTATATAATGCTCACTGAGCCTGTCACAGATAGACAGTATGATCCGCATAATATAAACTCATTGCACATAGCACTAGAAAACATGATAATGTTACAGAACACATGTAAAGCACATGGTATTAAATTCTATCAGCAATACTATATGGAACATACATATGCAGACATAGATAAGTTTAAAGATCATGCGATAATAGACTACTTGTACAGACAGTTAGATAAGGATAGTAGAGTCTTTCCTGCTATACATGAATATATAAAGCCAATGGGGCATACTGTCTCAGCAGAAGATGTACACCCTAACGAAACAGGTCATCAAGTATACTTTAATGACATTTTACTACCCTTCTTAGAAGAAAAGAAGTTTTTTGAATAAATAATAATATGAAATTAACTGAAATGTTTGACGCCGCAGTACCCGGGTTCCAAGATGTCGGAGCCGACAACTCTAAGCCTATATGGAGAACTTCCAGAAAGACTAAACTTACATTAAGTCAGATTAGAAAACTACGTAAAATGTTAGATGTAAGAAATTATGAAAAGGCAAAACACTTAACAAAAGTTAGAAATCAATACGGTGCTAAACCAGAAGAAGGCGCTGGCCCAACTATCTAAAATCGGTAAAAATACTTCTTTTTACACAAAATTAATCAAAAACGTAAAAAAGTAGCACTTAAATAGCACTTTCTAATGCTAGAGATAAATATCTCTACAAAGCCATAACTTTAAATATCAGGAGAAAATGGAAATGGAAAATAAGAAATTTGAACAATTAATCGACCTCATTATTAATGAAGACGAAGAACAGGCTAAAGAACTGTTCCACGATATCGTAGTTGCGAAATCAAAAGAAATTTATGAGTCAATCATGGAAGACGAACACGAAGATGCAGATGACCTTGAAGAAGGCATGGGCGGACAAGTTGGCGATCTTGCAGATGAGATTCAAGCAGAACAATCAGGCATTGCTGAAGACGATGAAGAAATCGATATGGATTCCGAAGAAGTCTTTGATATTGAAGGCGATGACGAAGTAGATGCAACTCTAGGTATCGAAGCAAACTCATCTGAAGAAGTAGAAGATGCAGTTGTAAGAATCGAAGACAAACTTGACACATTATTAGACGAGTTTGAAGCAATCATGGCAGACGAAGACGAATTAAAAGGCCGTGATGACGAAATGGATGCTGACTTACATGACATCGAAGATGAAATGGCAGACGGCGAAGAAGTAGACGTTGACGTAAACATCGATGATGAAGAACTAGTTGCTGAAGCAATTAATCTTCCTAAAATCACAGCAAAAATGGGAGACAACGGTGATAACTCACGTAGCCCAGTAGATGCAAACTCAGGTCAAAAGGGAATGGATGCACATCCAGTAGACTTTGACTTAGGTAACAACGATGAGAAAGGACGTCCAGCTCCGACTGCTAAAGACGTAGACGGCGCATCATCATTCCAAAACGTTCCCGGCAAACAGAAAGGCGGGAAACTAAGTTCAGCACCAAAGCCAGTCACAGCACAGGCGAGCGGAACTAATACTAAATCTGTAATAGATTAAGGAACTGATACAAATGGCTTTGTATCTAAAAGAACACTTAACGTTCGACCGTGCGGAAATGATGGTCGAGTCTGTTAAAGAAGGTGATTCTAATCTGAAGACTCTTTATATGAAGGGTATCTTCATTCAGGGAGGGGTAAAGAACGCAAATGAACGTGTTTACCCCGTCTCTGAGATTGGAAATGCCGTAGACACCCTCAACACACAAATACAAGAAGGTAATTCTGTATTAGGTGAAGTTGATCATCCAGATGATTTAAAAATCAACTTAGATCGTGTATCACACATGATCACTAAGATGTGGATGGACGGGCCAAATGGCTACGGCAAATTAAAGATTTTACCAACTCCGATGGGTCAGTTAGTTCAGACCATGTTAGAGTCAGGGGTAAAACTTGGTGTATCTAGTAGAGGTAGCGGAAACGTTAACGATATGGATGGCCAAGTCAGTGATTTTGAAATAATCACTGTAGACATTGTTGCCCAACCAAGTGCTCCTAATGCATACCCTAAAGCAATATACGAGGGCCTCATGAATATGAAGCACGGACATAAAGTTTTAGAAGTTGCAAGAGAAGCAAGAGGCAATAAACAAGTAGAACGGTATTTGAAAGACGAAGTAATTCGTTTAATCAAAGACTTAAAAATCGACTAAAATAGAGGGGAAATCAGCATGTTAGATGCTATCAAACCATTAATTGATTCAGGTCTTATTAATGAAGACGTTGCAAGTGAACTAGAAAGCACTTGGAGCACTAAGTTAAACGAGGCTAAAGATCAAGTTCGTGGGGAACTCAGAAATGAATTCGCACAACGATACGAACATGACAGAAGTGTGATGGTTGAAGCCCTTGATAAGATGATAACTGATTCTCTTTCAGAGGAAATTAAAGAATTCCACGAAGAGAAAACAGCAATTAATGAAGACCGTGTAAAAGCGAAAATGAAACTGAAGGAAAGTGCAAAGAAATTTAATAACTTTATGGTAACTAAGTTAGCAGAAGAAATTAAAGAACTACGTGCAGACCGAAAGGTTCAGTTGGAAAACCAAGATAAACTTCAAAAGTTTATCACTCATGCATTGGCTAGAGAGATCAAAGAATTTGCTCAGGATAGACAAGCAGTGGTAGAACAACGTGTCAAGTTAGT